GTCCCGCCCCCTGCCTGATACATCACGGTCATTCCGCCGGATTGGTATTGGGCGGTGGATTTGGAACCTGCTGCTACGTTATACCCGCCAGTACCAGCCGTTGAATTACATGAACCTGTGAGTCCGGCAAGTGGATGAGGGCAGGTGTATGCAGAATATCCCGTTGGTTTCTGCGCTAACCCATCGTATGTTGTGGCTGTGAAATAGTCCCGGCCTGACTGAATATGGGTGGTATTTCTCCCATCGGCATCAACCGTAGGCGGCATGTCCGTGACACCATTTTTAGTATTATTCCAAAAGTACGCTGGTGACTTTACTGGTGCAGCCCCGTAATCCGTTGTGTTGAATAAAGCTGAGTCTTGGCCGGTTCCTATCTGATCCCGACAAGGATAACCAGAGCCCCCCACCTCATTGCCATCCCAAAGAGACGTTCCGTCACAAAGGCCAGAATCAGTAGTGGCCGGTGGCGGATTAGACCCACAGGCAGCGCAAGTATCAGACCGTACATTGTCAAGGGCAATGATTACATCGGCTCTTGTTGCTGTGAGGTCATTGTCATAGAACATTCCAGTCCCACCTCTCATTGAAGCAAGAGCGTATGATTTCTCGTCAATGAAAACTATTTTATTATTATAGATTTCCCATGTTTTAGAGCCTCTTTCGTCAGCATCTTGGAGGGAATGTGCCATAAAAGGAACTGGATAATTAGCGTCTCCACTATCAACTTGATTTACATTATTAAACCTAAACACATATTTACTTGCCCTGTTTGAATCAATCACGTTTCCAGATAGTCTGTTAAATGTGTTGTTTTCGACATATACACAATCGAATGTTCCAAAAGCATTGGCTTGAGTCCATAGAGTGTTCTGTGTTGCAAACGTGCCTTCTCCCTCTACAACAATTCTTATATCATCAAAAGTGTTATTGTCTATAAGCCCTGTCGTATGTTGCCCCGAAATGCCGTCACTTGTGCCATTGGCTCCAATCCCTTGCGTATTGCCTCTTGTGCCAATTCCGGGTGTGGTATGCCCAAAATAATTATGATGTATTCTCCATCTCAAACCATGGGCGTTTATAGCTGATAGACTGGTTGACACGCTTGTAAGAAATCTGAAACCAGATACAGTCCAGTCATCACCTTCGGCCTGAACCCCATAAATACCAGTTCCATAAGTAATAACCGTTCCATCTGTGCCAGAACCAGCCCCTACCAAATTAATCGCCTTCGTGTCGGGGATGTCTATGTCATTCGTTATCGTGCAGTTTCCGGCAGGAACATATACTGTGGTGCAATCACCGTCAGCCACGCAAGAAGCGATTGCTTGCTGGATTATATCATTAGGGGCAGCATCATTCTGACAAGAAGCCGCTGTGTATGATGTTGCGGCATAAACCCAAACAGGAAAGCATAATAAAAGGAAGGCTATGAATAGGATTTTTTTCATTAATCTATCCCTATGAAAACAGAGTTCATTCTATCAGCAGTAGTTGACCATGTGCATCCAGTCCCGGCTCCGGTACAGCAAGAATACGGGTCTGCTGAACCAACACAATCTCCGGCTACAGGCAAAAGTGCTGGAGGGGTTGTGTATTGGCCTGTGACATTGAGACTGTGCCGTACTTTACCAGCATCATAATACAACGTAGGTGCATTCCCGTTTTTTGTTTGAGCGCAAATCCAATAAGATGCCGTTGTCACAACAGAACCGCCTGACATTGCGGCTGATTGCCATGCTGGCGTGCTATCAAATGAAAGTTCCGCTGTATATCCTATCCTGCTCCCATTCGTAGGAGCAATATCAGGGTCGGTGTCCGTTGTTGAGAAAGCACTAATTTTAGCCAGAGCAGTTGTATCATCAGAGCCATATAAATAGCCCGTTCCAAGACTCCCCGAACAGTCGGGGACATAAAGAAAGCAATATATTCTGTCTATTAATGTGGCCGCATTGCTTGAGCCTACTGTAAGATACCCTATTTCAGAGTAGTCGTTTCCCGGTGTTGATGGGGTGCATCCAGCAGTAGCACCCCCACTCGCCGCCATCATCAACCCCATAGCCCCGCCAGCATAAGCGAAGGCAGGGAGCAGTAAGATTATCAGTAATATACTAAGTTTCTTGAACATGAATTACTCCTCCGTAGCTGTCCCTACTTCTGATGTTATGTACCAATCGGTAGCGTCAAAACATACAGCGCACATCTGATTTTTGGCATCAGCAGAAAGATTGTAATAGTCGCCAGCAGCAGTTGTCCTTGCTCCAGTTGACATTACTATATAGTCAGTTCCGTCAGTATCGAATCTTAGAACCTGAGCATTCCCCTGGCCATTTTTAATACATACCATCTGTCCAGCAGCAGCACCAGGAAGGACGTATGTTTTAGTTCCAGCATTGGTATTGAGAAAAAAGGTTCCAGAACTTGCTTCAGCAGCAGACACGTTGTAAGTCGTGGCTGAGTTATCAACAACCGTGTTGATTTTACCTTTGAGAACAAAGCCCGAAAAGTCGATAGCTGTTACTCCGGTGCTTGAAGAAAAGACCACTTCATTGGCGGTATCGTCAAGGTTCATCGACAGGTCTTCGTCATTACCGGCGCTCGCACCTAAAAACGTAATCGCTCCGTCATTGTCAGAGGTTATCAGAACGCCCGTTGAGCCTACCTTTGCACCAGCCGTAGCATCAAATTCCTGCACGACAGTAAAGACATTCGCCCTCTGTATTGCGGCAAGAGTTTTGGCTCCTACAGCGTCATAATATTTCATGTCACCGTCATATCCGAACTCGCCAGCGGCATCAGGACTTGAATCTCCGAGAATAACCCCGCCCAAAGTCAGCGAGCTTATCAGCCAAACACCGTCTTCATCAATTATTCCGATGTAGCTCGCTCCGTCATAAATCACCCAATAGTTAGCGGTTCCAGCGTAGGTAATCGGATCCCAAGTGTCGTTGTCGGCATAGTACCAAGTACCGGCAACAGGTGAACCCGGAGCTGCGGTTAATGGCGTAAAGGCCATAGCCGGTAAAGTGTGTGTGCCTGTGAAGGTCTCATTGGCTTTGGCTGCCTTTAAGTTAAGCTGTGCCTGAACCGCAGAGGTTACGTCTCCGATATACCCGAACTCAGTTGAGGTCACTCCGCCTCCGCCGATTTTGGTTGCGTCAAGCCCTGTGTCCACCGTGTAGGTAGCCCCTGAAGCTGACACGGTTATGTCGCCTTTGTCGCCATCGGTGACACCAGTACCAGAACCGGATTCCACTCCATTCACGAATAGAGTATATGCATTCCCAGCTGAGGGGAGCAGCAGCACCACAATCAGTAATAATTTGATGAGTAATTTCATGGCTGTCACCTACTTTACCCTGTATTTGATAGTTAATCCATAAGTACGGGATGATCCGTTAGCCCAGGCAACGTCAATTGAGTCCAGATTGCTGAATATGGCCTCCCCAGGTTCGTATAGGATGAGGAGATCAGTAACACTGGTCATATCCTGAGTCAGGAGCACAGTGTCATATACAGCTCCCAGACCGGAGTTCTTAGTGACCGTGAGATTTGCGGCGGCCCCAGCCGCAGACAGGTGAGCGTCAATGGATACCAGCTCAAACAGGTTAGTTCCTTGAGTCGGGACCGTAAGGGATGCGGATACTGCCCCCGAACCAGTAACGTAGAATTGTCGGAGGGACTGGGTTTTGGGGTCTCCCAGAGCTATTTGGGCATCTGCGGCCAAGGCGGAGAGTGGTCCCAAAATAGCAATAATTACTAAAAGTCTAAGTAGTGATTTCATTTTCTTCTCCTTTTGGGTTTCCACCCATATTTAATAATTCAATACCAATCATCCAGCCATCCACCCTCTGGACTTGGAAGCGTATCCTTTGTGACTTTTGGGGGACCGGGGTTGAGATGGCTTTCTTGTTATGGCTTTACCCTCCCCAGCTCCCACCATTGCATATTCCAGAGCCTCACAAACGTGGCTCCAGAAATTTTTCTCAGGTTCATCATGGAACTTTTCATCCCCCACCACCTGCACTCGCTTGTATATGAACTTGGAGGACAGACCTTTCCTCAGCACCTTGCAGGAGGGATCGATAAGAAGACCAGGCTCCCCGTCAATAAGACGACCAAGAGGGGCTTCAAGAGCCTCACGTCGGAGCATGGGATCCTGGGAGGGAGCTGGTTTGATGCTGAATCCCAAAACGTCAAGAATTTGGAAGGGGGTTTGTTTATCAATGATGGAACCTCCGGAACCAGCCGGGTCCCCAAACATTGAAACCTTGAAATCGGAAAGTTCGGAGAGAATGTAGGGGAGAAGTAGCATCTCCCCAAAATGCTTAATTCCTAGGTCCTCAGTTGCAATCTCGTGGAATATGCGCCACTGCCCCTTGACGTTTCGCTGACAGAATGCGGCGGCTGGAGTGAGTCCGAAGTCCAGACCCACAAAGACCTCAAACCGGGGATCGGGAACGAGGGGGGAGGGGGAGCAGTGAACGGCATCGGAATAGTTGGGATGGACCCTCTTCCCGTCCTCGACATATCCGTACTGGTTGCAGTAATAGACCCGAATATAGGAATCCTTCTTCCCCTCCATACGCTTGATATAGTAATCGTGGCCCCCGTTGAGGTTCCTGATGTTTTCGGCTTTGGGATTGGGGAGGAAGCGGCCTTTCACCTCACGGAGCGCACCCGGTTGAGTGAAGAATTTCCAACCTTTGGGGGGTTTAGATTCCAGTTCGTGCCACCAGTGGTCCTCATCGGGGGAGTTGGTGTCCATAAACACCCCACCCCAGGTGCATCCTTCGTCCATTTTGGGGGGATACTGCTCAACACGGTCACCCAGAACGTCAATGATGGCCTTGGGGACCTCCTTCGCTTCATTCACCCACGCCCCAGTGAGTTCCAAACTAAGCAACTTCTTGATATCATCGGCCCGGTCCAACGCCCGGAACATCACCTCCATATAGATGTCGTTGATCTGGATGACGTGGGTCATGGTCCGGCGATTCACAGACCCGAAGACCATTTCGGGGAACCACATCAACCACGTTCGGAGTGTGGTGTCCTCAAGCTCCCGGTACGTGTTGCGGATTACAGCCCAACGGGTCCGCCTAATCCCAGAGGATGAGGCTTTCTGTTTCCCGGCTCTGGCCATGATCTCCACCGACATTCCGGTTGATTTTCCGGAGCGCACAGGACCACGCACACCACGATAAAAGGAGTTATCCTTGTGGAAGGCGGAGAGGGTAGGTTCGGCTGTGTAGCTGATCTCCAAGTTAGTCACCACCCAAGTTGAATGTCATTTTTACCTTTTCCCCGTCACCACCAAAGTCAATTTTCACGCCCGGATTGTATTTTTTGGGTCTGTTGGCCTTCAATAGCGTAATCAGAAGCTGATCGGAATATTCACGCACCTTTCCACACTCCACACCCTGGAAGAACACGGGACGGTCTACCCCGTCCACAGCCCTTCTCCGGGCCTCCTCTTCCAGCATGTCGTATCCCTCTTCAATGGCGTTCTTAACAGCTTTGTCAAATTGGGGATCCCGTTTTCGGGCAATACGCACGTTCTCAACTGCAATATCCATCAACTTACAACAGGCCGTAATATTGGGAAGGGATGACAATAGCGCAATAAAGGCCTCTTTAAACTCAGGTGTTGTTTTCTTCTCTGCCATATGGACTCCAGTAATCAATATTCAGTGGTCAAACTCCAGTAATCAATTATTCAATAAAGTAGGTGGACAGAGGGGAGAGCGTCAGCCTTTGAGGAAAGGAGGTAAACCCCACAATTCTCCCCTCCGCCATATCCGGTTGAAATGGTAACACCCATGATCGGAGGGGATCAATACGTTGTGATGGGGACAAAGATTAAATGCTGGGTTTTTAGGCCCGTGAGATTCGAGAAGGGGTTATCCCAGTTTATGGGACCCATACGTCTGCTCACAATCCCTTTCCCCTGCCGGAGTGGGACCCATTGGCACGATCCTTGCAGGTGTTAACTGATAGGTGAGTAGTAGGTAACGGGCTATCCTTGCAAGATCCGTGCCAGTGAGTTGGTATGAGTCTTGCATATTGGGGGTCCGCCTGGGGATCCGCTCTTGCAACCCTCGTGCCAATTGAGTGGCACGACCCTTGCAATCCGGAACTGGGGTCCAGTGGCCAGGACGGAGTGTGTATCCACTCAGCTACACCACTGTTAACTGATTGTTAATGGGTGTTAACTGGTTAACAATGGTGTATCCAAACGTCTACACCAACCTCCCAACATGCAAGATCCGTGCCATTAGGGTGTATCCGCTTGGAGACACGAGTGTGTTAACCCATTAACACCACGTCCACCTCAGCTCAGTGAACCGGGTCCGAATCCGTGTCCGTCACGGGCTTGCTGTCCTGTTCATTCGAACAGGTGAACGATTGCGGACGAAGCAACGTGTAGCTGGCATGGGTCTTGCAAGAGCAAAGATCGTGCCACTGGTTCTGAGGGATCGTTGGAGTGGTCAGCTTCGGTACGTTCACGGTCTGAACATTGGCATCCAAGTGCCCGTCCTCAGCGAGCTTTCCGGGATGGGGTCAGGGAGACCGTCTGGGACACGGGCTTCCGTTGATCGTCGTTGATCGGCTCTGAGTACTACCGGTTGTGGTGGTTGGTTCGGATACCACAACCCCTTGTGGAACTATTGACAGGGACATCGGATTATGATAGAGTGGAGTTGAACGTGGACACTGACAACCAACAACCAATAAGGAGACGAGAGATGAGCGAGAGAACAAGTCAACGGGCATTCTGGGCAGTGACTCAGCGCATGCAAGGAGAGGACCTCAAGGTAGTATGGCCGACCCTGTTCCAGTCAATGGATGAACTGAAGCAATACGTCCTTGAAGAGGTACGAGCGTCAATGGACCCCGATCAACCAGAGCTTGACTGGGCAATCCAGACCGGGATCAGTGGCGATTGTCAGTGGTTCACTTGGGCAGGCGATATCTGCTATGAAACCATCGAGATGGTAGTGCACGATCCGGACAAGATGCCCGTCTATTAAATCGGAACGCTGGCCGTTCTGGCCGGAATCGAGCTAATAGCCTTGTACGCTGTATTGACCGCAACAAGGGAAGACAGAACAAAATAAAGGAGGAGAACGCCAATGAAGCCATCAGGAATAACACGGAAGAGTGACAACTTGGATCGACCAACAAGCCAGCAACAGGCAACAGGCTATCACGTCAGGACAGGTAGCGGCCAGTGGGTTCAGCTTGAGGGTCCGGACCCGGAACACGACGCATGGGAGATTGTGAAGGGGATCGCCATGACCGCTCTGATCATTGCGGTCTGTGGGTTGTTGCTGGTCATGCTCAACCCGTTGATCCGCTAATTGGGAGTCATTGACCACTTGACAAGGATTCCCGAACATGGTTCAATTGAACCGTAACTGAGAACGAGAGAACGAGAACGTCAACCACCACAACTTAAAGGAGGAAACACCAATGAAGAACGCAACTATCGCAATTGACAAGAAGGGCATCATGACAATCACAGTGGACACCAACAAGGAATTTGGACCGTCCAAATCGGGCAAGACCACTTGCGTTGCCAGCACTGAGGGCAACGTCCGTGAAGGGAACGTGTTTGTGGGCTTGAACGTGTACAAGTACGCAGATCCCAAATAGTGACGCTGAGTGCTGATTCCGGACCCTGGCCACTGAGTGTCGGGGTCCGTCGTGAGGATTCAGAACCACAAACCCACAACCCCAAACCATGAAAGGAGAAACCAATGGCTCAACCCCGGATTGATGAAGGACGTTGCAAGCACGGATTAAAAGCGGATGAATGCGCCTTGTGCTCTGGACGCAATTACGTGAGGACCCCAAACCCGTCACCAACAGGACGGGGAACCGGAATCAAGAGAAGTGAGATTCACGAACACAGGCTGATGGCAATAGGGATCCTGGCCATTCAGATCTAACTACTGAACACTGACAATTGAACACTGAACACTGACAACTGAACACGGAACACCAAACCAAACAACCACCAAAGGAGGAANCACCATGAACTTAGTAATNAGNGCATCAATCAATCGTAAATTGGATGAGGTAAAAGGACTTAANNTGGCAACACTTAAGGTCCTGAAGGTAAAATCNCACGTCGAAATCAAACTGGATGAGAAGACCAATTCCGGAGTCCTTTCNCTNCTGGCCAAGGACGTTAAGCTCCTCAAGATCGAAGGGGAACCGCTCCACAACGTGACCGTTATGGTTGAGGGAGCGTCCGCACTGGGCAAGGTGTTTAATCGCTCAATTCCGGCTTTCGGGAAGGTAGGAGTGGGAATCGGGGAGATAGGCTGGGATGATTCAGCAGGACTCGTTGAGGTGGGAGCGGTTCTCCCATTAGTGGGATCCGATCTTCCCTCACTGGCAGAAGCTCTGGTCCGCTTAGTGAACCGGGCAATGTCGTCCATTTCCGGGACCCATCATCCGTTCACTCTCTTTGACCTCCAACAGGCTATGGGACTCGTCTATGATGCCAAGCAACTGGACGCTATGGCTCAATCGACACTGGACTGGATGTCGGTCCGGGAACTCACGATCCTTGAGGGAATAAAGGACGCAAAGGCGAAGGCCAAGGCCGCTGAGAAATCCGCCAAGGCGAAAGAGAAGGACGTTGCAGTGGTCAAGGCCGCAGAAACGAAAGCCAAAGCTCCAGTGGCCAAGGTAGGGACGGAAAAAAACGTGCCAGCGGAGAAAGCGAAACCGAAGCCGATCAAAGCCATAAGGACAGCCACTCTCATCCCGTCATGATGTACTGTGACCGCTTCACATGCTCAATGTCGGTCCGGGCATGTGAAGCAAATCAACAACTGGCTATTAACGCCATTAACGCCATTAACCTGAAAGAGAAGACGTGGTTCAACCTCACGGACCAGGCCATCAGCCGGATTCTGGTCTGTGGGGACTGCCCACTTTCCACCCTCAGCCCGTCAACAGTCAAATGCGTATTCCGCAATGCGGTTTCCGATCTTGCGGACCGCATAACCCGATACGACGAGTGGGGAAACGATCCTGAGATCTCAGCCATTAAGAAGGTGGAACGTGGACGCAATTACCGGGAGAAGAACCGGGAAACAATACGGGCTAAGGGGACAGCACGTTCCATTGATGCCCGGATTCAGCAACTAAGAGAGAAGCTAAAAGGAGGAACCAATGGCCAAACCAAAAGCGAACCCAATTAAACCAACCAACCAACCACTGGACCCGGAACCGGAAATCAAGCTCCCCAAGAACGTCCGCACGGAACTGGAGGACGCAATTAAGCTGAGAGCACGGGCTAAGGGCATGGAGTCCGAAGCTAAGATCCTCAACGAATCGGCCAAAGCTACCCTGCTCCCACTGATGGCCGCATACTCAATCAAGAAGTACGCAGTGGCTGGAGTGGGGACCGTAATAACCAAAGTCAGCGTCGGGTCCTCAATTGACGTGGTTAAGTTGAGGGAAAACATGCTAATCGCTGGCATCCAGATTGAAGCGATTGAAATGCTCATAGACCAGTCAACCAAACGTTGGTCCACTGAGTATGTCGAATTTAAGGCGGATTCATGAAGTGGATCGTTTTGCTCATCCTGGCCGGACTCGTTGATAGTGATGAGGGTTTTATCGTTGCTTTCCTACTACTGATTGCCATTCTGGTAATCACGTTCAACTGAGGGGACCGGAACGATAGCTCCGGGAGACGGGGAAAAGGAACAGGGGACCTGAGATGCGCATTCGGGTCCCCTGACCTGTCTTGGAGTTACGGAGATGGTACGGGACCACCACTGGAACCACCGCCACGATTGCGACGGAGCAGGTCCATTGTGGCTTCAAAGAGCGGAGAACCACGACGGTCCTCAGTCACGTCCATTGTGGCATTGAACACTGGAGACGGGAGAACCTCTTCCCGGTCCAGGTCCAGGGCCATGAGGATCCGGCAACCAGCATTGGCCAAGTGATGCTCCGAGTGACGACCAGTAAGGTACGCCATCAAGTGGGAAATAGCATGATTGATGTGCTCCCGGACTTTCACCTTTTGCCACTCAGTAGGATGCCTTCCTTTACGCTCACCACAGCGCATAACTGCGGCCACCTTAGCCAATCCCCGGACCGGGACCAGATGATAGGCGAACGGAATAAATCCAATTGCACACTGGGATACCGGATCCATTCGGGGATCTTCAGCCCCGTCCATGATGTCCTCCGCCTGAACATTGGGAGTGGGTCCCCGATCCGGGCAAGACCCCCTGGATACTGGTTTCTGATATCCAGTGTACCCCTTATCCGGGGGGCTGGGCCAGTCTAATCCATCTATTAAATACCCCACAGCATCCCTTATGTGATCCACAGGTGGAGGACTGGGAACGTCCTCTTTACGAACTTTACGAACTGGCCAAGGTACTCTGTCGGATTTCAGTTCAGATCCATCCAATCTCCTGCACTGTTCCGGATGAAAGTACGTGGTTGCGAATTTGTTTGCGTTCCTCCCTCCGTTATTCCACTCCTCAAATGTTGAGAAGTCAAAGCGCAGACTCCCGTCATGTTTACTGATGTCAGCTACCACTCCCCGGACGGGAGCACCAAACAAGTAGCGGTCAAATACCCACAGTATGTCCCCTAATATTGCCTTTTTCAATTCCATGTTCCTCCTTTCCTTACGTGCAGTGATTTCACTAATTGCCTCAATCATTCGGCTGTACAGTTTGTTTATGTTCCTTTGATCCTCTTTATACTCTGGTAAGTTAATCCCCATTTAATACCCCTCCCCCCCCCCC